TATGCTTTTGCTAGAACACATGTAGATGTATACCAAAAGAAGCTCGGGCCTCATAGTGTTAATGTTTATCTCAATGGTAGACAAAGCATAATAGATGAAATGAAACCATACATGATTAGTTACACTCAGAAGGAGGCAGGGTTCAAAGCTCAGACAAACGAGCATGTCTTGAAAGTGAGATTGAAAGACAGGACTTATGAGATTATAGATGAGCTAAGAAAACATAAGGTAGTGGAGAGTGAAAAAGTAAAGGATGCTATACTAGGAGACACTGCAGTCAAGGAGATGTCGAAGGTTCATCAGCTTTGTTCTGGAACTGTGAAGTTTGAGAGTGGTGAGAGTATGATTATTGATAAAACAAAAGCTGAGTTTATACGAACTAAATTTAAAAATAAGAAGCTGGGCATATTTTATAAATTTACTGCCGAGTATAAGGCTCTTAAGGAGGTCTATGGCGATGATTTGACTAACGAATTAGATGAGTTTAAGACAACCAATAAAAACATAGCTCTTCAGATAGTATCTGGAAGGGAAGGAATCAGTTTGAAAGAAGCTGATTGTCTTGTGTACTACAACATTGACTTCAGTGCTTTGAGTTACTGGCAGTCAAGAGATAGGATGACAACCAAAGACACCAAGGTCAACGATGTCTATTGGATTTTTTCAGAGGGAGGAATAGAAGAAAACATTTACAAAACAGTGTCAAAGAAAAAAGACTATACCCTCAGGCACTTCAAAAAAGATTTATTAAGTTTATAATTATGAAAGAAGCAAAATTAATAGAGATGGCTAACAAGATTAACAAGCTCGAAGAAACAATGGGTTTGGTAATATCTGATTTACGAAACATCAATAGCATAGCAAGAGGTACACTGGAAACTATCAAAAGAATGCCTGACTATCAAGAGGCTATTGATAAATTAAAAGAAGAAGCAGCTAAAGCAGAAGAAGCTGTTAAAAAACAAAAAGATGAAACTACAAGAGATTAAAAAAGCTGTAGACCAGGGTAAGCCAGTTAGATGGGCATCTGATATTTATCATGTTGAAGACTGGGGAGAACAGGGTTATCACATAAGATGTATTTTAAACAACCACGCTATCGGTTTAACACACATGGATGAGGTGACTCTGAATGGTGATGAGAGTGAATTTTACATCCAAACAAATTAAGTAAATTTGTGTAATGACCGAGCAACAGATTCAGTCAAAGAAAATAAAAGAGCTTGAAGCTGAGGGTTACTTTGTTATTAAATTAATCAAGACTAACAAGAATGGTATACCTGATGTGTTGGCATTACATAAAGACTTAGGGGTAAAGTTTTTTGAAATCAAAACTCCAAAAGGAAAAGTGTCAAAGCTGCAGGAATACAGGATAAAAGAATTAGAAGAATATGGCTTTACAACAGAGATTTTCAGGGGATGAATATTATTACGAAATGGAAGAAACATTTTTAGAAGAGTTAGAACAACTACCACCTTTATACAGTGCAGGCATAATTATGCAACTAGATAAGTTTGCTACCGAAATGTATGAAGAAACTAAAGTGACTGCTAAACCACGTAGGTTTGGAATGATTGCAGGAGTTGTGGCATTAGCAGACCCTTTATTTTTTAGCGTAGAATATTTAAATTCAAAGAGCATGTTCCCTTTGTTTTATAAATTTAATATTATATCTTCCGATGATTATTTAGATTACTTAAACCTTAATAAAACTACTACAAATGAAAAGAAAAAGTTACAAAGAGATGACTAAATTAAAAGTTATTCTTGATGAAGTAAAAAATACTTTAGAAACAGACATTAGAGCCAAACGTAGAACTCGTGAATTAGTATATGCACGAGCAGTTTATTATAGATTATGTAAAGATTTAACTTCGCATTCGTTATCTGAGATAGGCTCTTGCTTACACAAAGACCACGCAACCGTACTACATGGGTTAAAAGTTTTCGAACATCTTGAATTTAACAAAGACTATACTTACATCAAGGCTTATGAACAAATGTATGATAGATTAAAAATGAATTATTTTATAAAGTTTAATAATTCAAAGGAAATGAAAACCAAATATTATAGGTACGTGAATGAAAATATAAATCTTAGAGAAAAAAATAAACACTTGAAGTTTTTTGTAAGCAAACAATTAAAAGATGTATTTGAAACGTGTAGAGAGGAGTTTGGGTTTGTTCCACAGACAGCTTATTTAAAACAAAGATTTTCTCAAATAAACGAAATGTTGAAAAAAATTTCCTAACTTTAAGAAAGCATTAACAATTTATGGCTTACACAATAGATGATATTGATAAGATTTTAGGCTATACATCGTGGAAGGATAAGAAAAAGATTGACACTCTTTTAGAAATAGACGCAGACTTGTATACTAATTTAGGAAAGGAATCATCAAAGACACAAATTGAAAATGTAAAGAAAGCCTCAAAAAAAATATATAAGGCAATAAAAACAATCGATGAGTACACAGGAAGGTTATTGTTAAGAGAACAGTAAACCTTATAAAATGAATATAACACCGCTAGAGAAAAAGCGAATCCAGAACATTAACTTTATAATGTCAGATATTCATGACTCCGTAAATCAAATCTACGAAACATTAATCGACCAAGAGTATGATGATACTCGCAAGTCTATACTGGCTCTTAATAGTAAATTAAAATCTATTAACGAATCAATAAACCATGAGCTATAAAGACTTCCGACCTCGACTCAGAGGAAATAAAAAAGCAGCATTTGATAACCTAACTAAAAAAGAAAGAAGGATACTTGTAATAGGAGACCTGCACGCACCATTCACACTTGAAGGATACTTAGATTTTTGTGTGGATATGTACGCTATATACAACTGCAATCAAGTAATATTCATAGGGGATATAATAGACAACCACTACGCAAGCTTTCACACAACAGACCCAGATGGACTGGGCGGTGGCGATGAGCTTGAGCTAGCAGTAGAAGATGTGGCTAAATGGTATGAAGCTTTCCCTGTTGCTGATGTAACGATTGGAAACCACGATAGAATGATTATGCGTAAGGCATTTGATTCTCAGATACCTAAACGTTGGATTAAAAGTTATAACGATGTACTCGGTACACCTGATTGGAACTGGGTGGAGAACATTGTATATGATGATGTACTCTATGAGCATGGAGAGGGAAGCCAAGCAGCAATGAAAGCCCGTAACAATATGATGTCCTCTGTTTGTGGGCATACACACACGTCAGCTTACGTCCAGTGGTATGTAGGTAAAAGGTTTAGAGTCTTTGGTATGCAGGTAGGTTGTGGTATAGACGCAAAGAGTTATGCAGCTGCTTATGCAAAGAACTTCAAACGCCAAGCTATAGGCTGTGGTGTTGTTATTGGTGGACACACCGCATTTAATTGTCTAATGAATTTATAATATGAAAAATCCTCAGCAAAGTTTTATCTTCGTGATTCTTCTCAACATACTTATATTCTATATGTTGTTCTGGGTTATCTTTTAAGAGTACGCCTACGTCTTCTCTGACTTATCTTGGTTCTGGATTTAGATTTGGAATGCAATCGTTTTGGCAAACGACCTGGTGGTGTCTCATCTTCCCACTCTTTAGCCATCTCTGGCATATTAGCGTACATCCATTTTCTTTGTGCTTGACTTTTAAAAGGCATTATCTTTTAGCTTTTAATCTTTTTAAATTATAATTTATTATGTTACCAGCTTCAGCGGGAACAATCCCTGCTATATAAAGAGGATAAAGAGCAGCTGTAATTTGTGCTAGTTGTCTTTCTTCTGCGTTAAATATTTTTCCATCATATTCCCCGTCTAACATTCCTGAAATTTCAGTAAACTGCGCTGCTTTTTCCCCTAAAATTGAAAACAATCCAAGGTCTTCTATAAGAGGTTTTGAACTTTCATAGAATTGATAAGGGTTTTCTCCTTTATCTATGGCTTCAACAAAATCATTAACTCTTCCTACTACCCAATCATCAAGAGGAGGTAAGGGACTTAAAACATCTGAAACCACATTTGTTAACCTTCCTTTTAATCTATTCTGGAATTGCTGGTTTATTTTTTCTCTATCTTTTTCTTCCGCTCCTAAAGCGCTTGAAAGTGCTGCGGTTAATTGTGTGAGAGTTAAACCAATAGAATTAAATGCTGCTGTCTCTACAGCTAAACCACCAAGTGAACGCATAGCTGAAGCTCTATCTTGTTTGCTAGCTGATTTACTAAAGGCAGTATTTATATCAGCATACATTCTTGATTTTTGATTTAATAAAAAGTTTGAAAAAGGAAGAAAAGCTTTTACTAAAAACCTAACTCTTAAATCTTTACTCTTAAATATTTCACCTTGCAAAGCTGAGGATGAAACGTTTTGTTGTCTATCTACTTGTTGTTGCGCAAAATCAGCAGCTGCTTCATTAACATCGTGTGTAGTCCAATCAAAAGATGGACTAAATACATTCACATTATTATTATCCTTCATATATTTTGCGTAGTAAGCAACCCAAGACGCATTAGCTGCAATTTTATCAGGTGAAACTAAAACCTTTTTTAACCACCAAGTTTGAAGGTCATCTATTTTTTTAATTGCTTTATCTGTTTTGGTTTCTGGTGCTTCTGCTAATTCAGAGTTAATATTTTCTAATTGAACTTCAGTCTCAATACCACGATTTGATATATCTCTTCCAACATCTTTTAACCAATCTCTAAGCTCAGGCTTGTTTATATATTGTTGAATTCCTTCATACGTATATTCACCACCAGCATTAACCATGGTGTTAAACAATGGAACTAATTGTTTTGGATACTGACCTAAACTTCCTAATGTTCTTGACACCCCTACATTAACTAATCTATTAAATTTTCTAGCTAATTTTTCATCGTTCATAGATATATATTGATTGCCTCTTTTTTGCTGGACAAACTCTTTAAATCTATTAGCTATTAAATTTCTATCTACATCTTTTTTTACAATTTTTTTAAAAGCATCTGATTCGATATAACCTTTAACTCTTTGAATAGAAGGAGCAGTATATATGTCAGTCAAAGCTTTTCTCATTCTACTTGTCTGAATGTTATCGAAACTTAAATTAACATATCTATTATTTAATTTAGAGAGCTGTTTGTTTTCTTTGAAGACACCTGTTTCTTTATCATACACTTTTCTTCTATTAATATTTTCTGCATTTAGAATAGGTGCGTCAATATCTGGAGTTTCAATATCTCTTAATAGTGTGAAAGCATCAGAGGTATAATTTAAATCATTGTCTAATTTGTTATTATACATATTAATATTTACCTCTTTCAACTCAGGATAAAATTTTGCCCACTCAGAAGTTATCCACTCTACAGCTTGTAAATTTGTTTTATCAGCCTTGGAATCTACTTCTTGTGAATTATTAGAATCTCTTAATATCTTATTAAAAACTTCTTCATATACTTCAGCTCTTGCTACCTCCAAAGGTTGACCAGTGTTTTTTAAATCTATAATTGAGTTATCTATAAGTTTTTTTCTTCTATCAAAATCATCCTGTATTTTTTTCTCAGACCCTACTGGTGAACGTCTCATAAATGCGACCATTCCTCTTTCTACATTATTTTTAGATGTATTAAATGCTTCATTGTTAGGATTAGTTTTAGAAAATTTAGTCGCATAAGAGTTGATAATTTTATTTATGTCAGTTTCAGCTTTTGCTGCACCGTTTCTAATTCCTTGAAAACCTGACTCTCTTAAAAACCTTAATGCTTTTGTTTGCCCTTTAAATAAATATTCAGTTAATACAGGTATCGACGCAATATTTTGCCCCCATAATCTACCACTTCCTACTAAATCTACTGCGCTAAACCCTTCATTTGCCATGACCTCTGCCATCTGTCCCCCTTCATAGTATTCCACAATCTTTTGCATACCCGCTGTATCAGAATTAGTGGCAAAATTTACTACAGCATCCAAAGCTTCAACTGAATTTTTTACATTTAATTTATCTAAATCCATATTCATAAACCTTTTCACTATAGATTTTTGTTGTGGTGTAATATCTACTTCTTGACCGGTAAATATATCAATACCTTGTTCTAATTGATTATCGACAAGAGCAGAATAAGTTCTAAAGGCATCCTTTAAAGATTCTTTTACAATCTGTTCTTTTCCTTCAAATTTATTTTTTATATATGAATCAGGCTCAATACCTTCAGTATTGTATGCTTCTTCTAATGTTTGTCTAATTTCATTAATTGATAAATCATCTGGTGATTTGCCAGTCAATTCTTCAAAAGCATCCTTTTGAATTTGCGCCTCAGTCTCTTCAGCTAATTTTATTTGCTCTTCAGTATAAGTTTCTAAATTATTTAAATTTACTGCTGGCGCTATTCTAATACCAGCTTTATCTCTTCTAGTTTTATTTAAGCCTGCGTTTAAACTTTCTGCTGTAGATATATACTCATCTAAATTTTTAACATTAAAAGGGTCAAGCCTTAAAAATTGTTGCGCACCTTCTTTAACATTAGCACTTAAATTCCCTTTAATCTTTTTCTTAATTTGCTTCTGCAAACTAATAGCTTTTTTAAATGACGCTCTTCTTTTAGCTGTTTCAAAAGTTGAGGTAATTTCATTTAAAGTTTTCTTTACTTGTTGTGGATTATTAAAGTTTAATTTATTTACTTTATTAATTAAGGCCTTAGCATTCCTTGCTGCAACCGAACCTTTAGGTTGAATATTTTTAATTAAACTAACAAATGCTTGTTTACGAACACTAGGTGTTAGTTTAGGGTCTTGTATTTGTTTGTAGATTTTACCTCTTTGCTCTTTAATATTCTGTCTACTTGTTTCTTCTACAGTTTTTTGAATAGTTTCTTTTATTGGTTTTTCCTCAATAACTGTTTCTGCCTCGATATCGAGACCAGGGATTTTATCTATATTTAATTTTACTTCTTTTTCTAAAACAGGAGCTGGCTCACCTGTTTCTTCAATTATCTTTTCCTCTTCTATTTTAGCTGCCTCCGCTTCACCTTCTATAGGTTTTGATTCTTTACCTATATTTTTTAACTCTTCATTAATCTCATCTACTCTTGTCTGTTCCTCCACAACAAGCTCAGGTTTTTTACCCGCCATATAATCTAATAAATTCTTTTGCTCTATAAGCAAACCCGCTGCTTTTGATTGTTGTTCTGTAGTTAAATTTTGTGATGGAATCTGCTGATAAATTCCTAAAGCTTGGTCATAAACATCTTTTATTATTTGTCCTTCAGACTCTGTTATCTCATTTCTTTTAACCATACCATTAACAGTGCTTTTTAAGAAAAGGTCACTTGAAGGTAAACTAACTAAAGGAAGTTGGTCAATTTCAATTTTAGTTCCATCCTTTTTAGGAGTAAAAGCTTCTACTAAACTATTGTATTTACTTTTTTCTACCGCTTTATCTATTTTAGCTTTTTGTTTATTTTGAACTAATTTAACACCTAATCTAGGCAAACCTGATATAGGCCCTCCTATTGCTCCACCAATTAAGAAGGTGTCAATATAGTTGAAAAAATTGTCTTCAAATTTATTTTCTTCATCTAATAACAGATTGTCTAATAAATCTTCTGTTCCTTCTGTAGCAACCTCAGAGCTTCCTTCTATACCAAAACCTTTTCCAAATGCTAAAGCTATCTTAGTTAAAGTTTCTCTAGCTGCTTCTTTTCCTGCTGTTTTATTAATTTCTTTTAATACTTTAAAAGCTTGTTTTCCAAGCCCTCTTGTAGCTAATTCAAACACCCCTTCTGCAACACCTGTACCTAAGGCATTTACAGTAGTTCTAAATCCTAAGTCTTTTCCTTCTTCTTGTAATTCTTTACTTTTGGTAGCAGCAGAACCCGCACCTAAAGCAACAACCCCACCCGGTACTAATGCTAATGCAACAGATGGTAAAGCTCCAATGGCTTGCTCGCCTAATCTTTGCAATCCTCGTCCAACTATTTCTGCCTCTCCACTAATTATATCTTCTGTTATACTCGTGTCGTATTGTTTTGTGGTCGCTAATATTTGTTGCGCCTCATTAGCTAATTCTCTTGAATATTTACTGAAACCCATGCCAGCTGCTCCAGGCAAACCTTGTCCAATTAAATCAATGGTCTGTTCTCTAGTTTCAAAAGGAAGTTGATTTAAAACTTCTACTTTTTCTTTGATTGTAGGGGATAATTCCGCAGCGGTTGATATAACTTTTTCTTTTACAAAAGTAGGTATACGAGCTAATCCAGCTCCTAAATTCAAGCTGGTTGCTTTAAAAATTTTTCCTACTTCTGTTTCAGGAATATCAATTTGAGGTTCTTCTTCGATATCTGGTTGCCCCAATAAACCAGTTTCCAACTCTAACTCCGTATCTAGTTGTGTTAAGTCTTTTTTTTTTAAAAGACCTTGACTAACAAACTCCTCAAATCTATCCCCATACTTATCACGTAATACAGTTTCAGAAACTTCTGTTCCATTAGGCGTTATGTATAAAATTTCTTCCATTATTATTCTGGTAAACCAAATTCATCAGTTTTTTGAATGTTAAAATCATATATGTTACTTAATGTTTTAGCTGGTAATTGTGACATTGCAGCCACAATTTCATTTTGAATTTGTGTAATTGTTTTGCCTCTTAAATTAATAGTAACCGGAATTGTTCCATCCTCACCAGGAATATCTATTTGAATGGTTTGCTTTAAAGCTTTAGCAGGGCTAATATTAATATTAAATGCTGACAATACGCCTTGAAGTTGCCTTGATAATTCACCTTCACGGTCTACCATTGCTGTTTGCTCTGCCCCTGTTATTGCTGCTGCAATTGGAGCACCAATTAATTCAGAGAAATAATTATTTAAGTCAGTAGCAATAGTGTTTTGTTTTTTAACATCAAAACCAAGTTCAGCAATTTTAAGATTAATTAATTCTCTATTTGCTTCAGATGCTTTTTTTGCTTCTTCTGCTCTTTCTATGTCAGCATCTACAATATCTTCTTTTCTATAAGGGTCTGCTTGTTTAGAAGTTATTTTATATTGGTCTAAATCTTTTTTAACATACTCTAATGCCTCGCTTCTTAATGTCTCTGTAATTATTGGCTGACCATTAACGCCAACATAAATTTTATTTGGATTATTTTTTTGAAGTTCATCTAACGCTTTTAACTGACTTTCTCTAGTATTGTTTTCAGTATAAAAAGAATTTGGAAGTTTTTCAAAATCATATCCACCTTTAAAGTCATGAAGGATACTGTAAACTGCATAATCTTGTTGAACTAAACCAGCTGCAGTTTTATTTAAAACATCTTGGTCTGCTTTTCCTGTTAATGGGTCAATAAAATATCCTTTAGTTATACCACCTAAATCGCTTTCATAAACTTTCATTCCTGTATCTTCTAAAGCTTTTGTAATGTTTCCACTATAATTATAAGCTGCTTGATTATTTGTTGCAAGAGAGAATAACTCTGATGTATCAACTTGCTGTGTTGTACCATCAGGTAAAGTTTTAACAAAAGATATTTTTCCAGTTGGGTCAACCAAAGTAGACACACCTTGGAAATCCATATATTCTTGGGTGATAGAATTTGTCCAGTTAGCAAAACCAGAATTAGTTCCATTCTGAGCGGCTAAAATATTAGCATCAAAATTGTCTGCATAAGTTTTAGCAATTGCTAATATTCCTTGTGTTTCACTGAATAAAGTATTTTTAACGCTGTTAAAATCACTTAATTTAATATCTCCTCTTCGTAAAGCTTTGTAATTTTCTAGTGAAGTAGACTCAAGTTGAGCTACTAAATTAGCCATTGCTTTATTGTACTGAGAGTTTTGACTAGTGGGTTTATTTAAAAGAAGCTTTGATTGTTCTCTCATTGCCTCTTCAACACCTTCTTTTTTCTTTTGCCTATCAGCTTCTATTTGTTTTATAGAAGCTCTTGCTTCTCTAGTTATTGAAGCCCAGTCTACAATAGCTGGTTCTTCATCTCTAACATATCCAAAACCTACTGCCATATTTTTTAACTATACATTGAACCTCCTAAACCTGGCATATTAATACCAAATACAGGCTCGTAATTAATACCCGGAACATCTAAAAAGTCTCTTGTTTGAATGTCTCTTGCTGCTTGCCTTGTTCCTCTTTTCATTTGTCTTTTAAGTTTTCTCCCTGCTCTTCTTTCTTGGCGAGCTGCTTTAGCTTCTGGAGAATCTGCATATAAATCTTGACTCTCTAAACCTGTCATGGCTATATCTACTAACCCTTGCACCCCAGCTTGTGTTGCCATTGCTGCAGCTCTTCTTGCATCCGCAGCCATAGCTTGTTGTCCTTGCACCTCTCCAATATCTAAACCAACTCTTTGTCTTTGAAGATTAGCCTCTTCTTCGGCTGCAAGTAATTCTAAATCTTTCATTTCTTTTGCCATTTGAGCTCTTTGTTGAGCTTGAGCTTGTTGTTGTGCCTGAACAACTCTACCAGCTGTAGCTGCTGCACCACGTGGGTCTCCTTCAACACCAGCTTGTAAAGCTGATGCGCCAGCCTGTAATAAAGCTTCACGCTCTAATTCATAAGGTTCTTTCGCAATTGAAAGTCCTTTTAAATAATTTACTTCTAATTTTTTTCGTGCTTCAGCTAAAGCTTGTTCTGCATCTTTTTGAGCTTGTCTTTCTATTTTTCTTTGTCTACCAGCTTCTGCAAAACTAAATCCAGCTCCTGCTGCAGATATTGTTGTTAATGCTATTGTACTAAATGCGGGCATATTATATTTTTTTAATCATTTCAGTTGCGTTGCTATCTCCTTTTATATATCCTAATTCTTCGTATGTTTTAATTAAGTTATCATTTTTTAAAAGCGCATAAATATAAACGCTTCCATTATCTTGACAGATGTTAGTTAAAACAGCTATCAAAAACTTTACTGCTTCGTGTCTTAGTTTGGTATCCTCTATTTTTTTGTCGGATATAATCCAATCCACCCACGAAACTTTTGAGTTGGTCATATACATAAAACCAGCGCATATAGGCTTTTCATTATGTAAAACCATCAATCCTCCTACTCCTTCGTTTGGTAAAAAATCTTTAGGAGGCGGTTGCCAATCCCAATCTTTCCACCAACCTACCAATACATCTTCATAATCAGAAGGATTTAATTCTTTTATATTAAATTCCATTCTATGCAAAGATACTAATTTTACGGATAGCTTTTCATTACATCGCTTTCTACAGCAAAGAGTTCCGTCTTATTAGTATTCACATTTACTATAGTAAATATACAATAATGTCCTAGTAATCCATGCGATTCTGCTTCAGAACTTTTGATAAACATTATATATGGGTCATTAAGTGGGAAGGCTACTGCTCCATCATAGGTAGTGCTTACAAATAAATTATTGATACCATTTTGTAAATCAACCTGTATATTAGTTACAACACCACCAAATGTAACCTCAGTGTATTGAGGCAGTGAGTGGTATACATAATCACCAATACTTATGATATTACCTATTGAAACCAGTGGGTCTGTTGAAAAACTAAGTGTAGTTAAACCACCATCAACTGTTACGTTGGACGTTTTACCGATACCATTAGCTGACCTTAGTGCATACTGCCCTTCAAGTGCAGGCACTTTACCTTCTTGTCTTACATACGCAAACCAGCTTCCTTCTTTCTTTTCAAACCACCCATCTTCAATTAATCCGTTTTGCTGTATGTCTGTTTCCATATATGCTTGCCAAGCATTATCAGATTCTAAATTTAAAGTTTTAAATATTTTATTTTCTAGTGGATTTATGTTAAATACACTTGATATTTGTGAATTAAACTGCTCACCATAGTAGTTGTTTCTTAACTCGTTAGTGTTATGTTGGTATAAGTTACCTCCTTTGAATGTGTAAAAGAAGTTGTTCATACCTATCATATATTCAGGTATAAAAGAATAAAATGAAGGCCAACCTTGTGCATTATCACTATAAGATAACGTCCACTCTGTATTAACAGGAGATGGTATAGGTGGCACAACACTTGTTGGAGCTGGTGTAGGAGAAGGAGCAACGGGTGTTGGGTCTGTTGGTGACGCACATGTCGAGTCATATCTTAAATTATTTTCACCTCCCATGTATCCGTGGAAGTAACACGCATAGCTTACTGCTCCAAAGTCACCGTTTACATTTATAGTTATATCTCCATAGTAATAAGTGTAGCTGTATCCATCTGGCCCAGTCTTTGTTCCTGCATTATATTGTCCTGTATATGAAATCAATGTATCTAAACCATAATTAAGAATAGCAATTGGGTGCGCTGAAGGAACACCGCTTAAAGTATACTGCCCTAATTGTACTTTATAAATACCATAAGCGCCATTAAACACGTAAGCTCTACCTGTTCCAAATCCTAAAGAACTTAAATCTATTTCCAAAACCGTTACTGGATTAGTTTGAACCAAACAATACTCTGGATAAGTAGTGCTCGTAGGAACGGGAGATGGGCTAGGGCTAGGTGTAGGTACAGTATTACAAGATGCACAGTCTATAAATGACTCTAATGAACTTACATTTACATTAGAACGATTTATAGTTACAACTGGATTGTGCCAACATTTTGAATTATGCCTAACAACATTTGGCCATAAAGTAGGAGGGTCAGTAGTTCCTCTAAATGTTTGTTTTAGACCACTATCACAATCATCATATTCGTAATACTCATATTCTATTAAAACTGTATCATCAGCTTCTCCACAATTTGTGTTACAATTTGTTTGTAAATATTGCCACGAACCATATTGAGACATTAAGAGAATAGGAGTGTTAAACCCTAAACATAAATCCGCTGTCTTGTTTTCATCAAGCTCATATTCAATTTTATTTCCATTGGCACATTCCACTGTAAATTTACAAGTGTCTGCTCCAATAGGACAGAAAAATCTAACTGTTACAGCCATAAACTTTTAATTGAATTACAAATTTACGAATTATTTAGTTGACTTTTAATCCAAGCGTATGTAAGAGCCACGCCTTCTTTTAAAGGTCTTGCGTAATCAGCTATGCTTACTTTTTGTCTATATAAATCATTGTCACTGTTTCTTCCACGCACTCCAAGTGGCCCTGGTATATGAACCTTTTTAAGTTTTTTACCATCTACTTCGCAGGCGTAATCAACCAAAGTGTTTATAGAAACCATCTCTTCACTTCCGATATTTATAGGGCCTTGAAATTGTACAGCATTATTACAAAAATCAAGCGTAGCTTTTATACAATCATCTATATACAGAAAACTTCTTGTCTGCTCACCATCACCCCATATTTGAATTTCATCTTTTCCTGTCAATACTTTTCTACATATAGCCGCTGGTGCTTTTTCTCTGCCACCCTGCCAAGTTCCCTCTGGCCCAAAAACATTGTGGTATCTAGCTATTCGAACTTTTGTGCCATTGTCTCTGGCAAGAGCTGCATATAGTCTTTCACTAAATAGCTTTTCCCAGCCATACTCTGAGTCTGGATTAGCTGGATATGCTGATGACTCTTCACAGTTAGGATTATCTGCATCCATTTGGTTATGCTCTGGATATATGCAGGCACTACTGCTAAAAAAAACCATAGGTATATTTTTTTCTTTTACTATACGAGTCACATTTAAATTTATAGTAGCACTGTTTAGCATTACATTTAAATCATTGTCACCTGTAAATATATATCCAGCACCACCCATATCTGCAGCCAACTGATATATCTCATCTACATTCTCATCTATTGATTTATTTAAATGCTTATAATTAGTGGCGTCTAGTTTATGAAATTCATTAGCAGCGGTTGAACTAAACTCTGGAAATTTAATATCTATACCGATAACATAATTACCTAGAGAACTTAATTTTCTTACTAAGTGTGAGCCAATAAAACCACCAGCTCCTATAACGACTATTCTTTTCATTGCTTAAATTTTAATATATGTTGTGTCCATTCTGTTGCGCTACGTGGACTATTTCTCTGGTTGAGCACGTCAACAAACTCTGATATATAGCCTGTTAGCTTTACTTCTTCTGATACCAAGGTACGATATTTTTCTTTACTCCCTGGAGAGTTGTTTCTATAGTTATGCCAAACAAGAGCTTCTCTCATAAACTCTACTTTATGACCATACATAAAAGCCATGCAGCTTGTAATTTCTTGGTCTAAAAAAGGGTGCAGGTATTCATCAAATAAACTTAGCTGGGTAAATGCTCCTGACGAAAAAGTGTTTGAACCACTAACAACTGCTGTTTCTTTAAAATCATCTTGCACACCTATACCTAAGCCACGCATGTGAAAATTATGAGATAAATGTTTTATTATATTATATGTATTGTGAGGTCTTTGTGTGGTATAATAACTATAATCTTCATCAAAATCAAAGTTTGGAGGAAATCCTGTTAGCACTACATTTTCACCACGCTCAAGCAAACTATTTATATATATATCATCCCAGTTGTATTTAAATCTGCAATGACTATCTACAGTCAAACAAAAATCTTCTCCATCATATAGCTCTTTATATATTTCATTTCTATGCCACCCTGTTCCTTTACTAAAATTACTTGGTGTAAATTTATATCTAACGTTTTGAATTTGTTGAACCTCTGTATTGGGAGTTTCAGCTTGTTCACTAACTCCTATGTATATTCTTTCTGGGTATTTAGCTTTAGAAAAAGCGTCGTTAATAGTGTTGATTAAATCAGGGTCTTTAAAACAAGCGATATTAACAAAGAGTTTAAACATCCCAATAGTATCTGTATAAATGTTGCCAGCTCCACTCTTCCTCTTCCCAAGGATATTTGTCGTATATAAGCTCTGGTTTATCAAAATTACACCCAACTCTTGGATTTGTAAACATTCCCATACTTGCACGATTCACGTGTATGTAATCTGTAAATGTAGACATCACGCTGCCAAGAAACTGAAATGAATAACTTGGAATTATCTGGTCATATATAGTTGCTTTTAGTGGTGTAAGGTTTTGCATAAAATTATCTAAAAAGTATATCTCATATTTGTCTTTTAAAAAATTAAATATTGATTTATCTTTTTCATCAGTTGCAATGTAAAGTGGTAGATTATTTTTAAATAAATGTTTATCAAGAAAATCCGGTATTTGTTCAAGAAGCGGAACGGTGTGTGGCCTAGTATCTATAAAATCCCCTCGTCTTATGTGTATAGCATTGTATGCACCAAGAGCTTGTTTTATAAAATCTACGGCTTCTATGTTCTCTTGTTTAAACTTAAAACCATTTAACATTTTAGATTTGATTTCTTTCTTTTTATTATCATTTGCTGCGTATACGCTGTGATAAAAATGACCAAATAAATTTCTAGGAAAGTGTATGAATTTATCTTCGTGCAACAAATTATATTGTTTTCTACCTTGTGAAAACTTATTAAAGTCTTCTTCATCGTGAACATCTGTTGTTAAAACAAAACCAATACAACTATGAAGTGGGTGTAGTTCTTTATAGACTTCATCAAACAACATTAGTTTAGCAAAGTTATCTACTCCAGTAAAATATGTTTTCCCACTTATAGCTGCATACTCTGGTATATCGTTGTAGTTAACTGTATTGAAAGTTTGTTTAAACACACTCTCATCCCATATATCAAAAGGATTTATATAAGTTTCTTTTTTATCCCAAGGATTAATAGCATTAAAATAGATACCAGGTGGTATTATAAACTTTCGATTGGTAAGCTCTGATATGGCCAGACCTATTTCTAAAGACATCCTTACGTTAGCAAATCCTGCCCACCAAGGTTCAATAGAAATATATTTATCCGACATACTCCCAATCTTTTAATTTATAATGTACATAAAAGTTTCTAAAGTGTGTTCCACCAAAAACTTCTTTTCTTCCGTGTTCACACACAGCTGATTCGTATAGTATCATGTCGCCTGGTTGAGCATATACTTTATACCAATCTCCATCGTGTCCTTGGATATCAAGCGGCCAATCATCAGCTTCTGGTTTATTTGCACATCCACAAGCTAAATCTTTATCCACTATAATTATAGACGATATGTGATGTGTAGCTATTCTATCTACGTGTGAAGTTAACGTTGCTCCTTTTTTATATGAACGTATACCGTATATAAAAGATTTTAAAAGCGGTTCTTTAGCCCATTCTTGATGCGTAGATAATAGCTGGTCGTGTATCATTGTTCTTACTGTAGGCAAATGGTCAAAAGACATAAGGTCTGAATCTCCACCCACAATAAACTGGTCTTTTCCTGTAAAGTTTTCTGTTTCTAATTTATCTTTTAACAGCTCGTAAGATTCTCTAATTAAATTCCAGGTTTCAGTAGGGCATTTAATTAATGCAAAACCATTGTCTGTAAATCTAGGAAAATCATCAACGTTTTTAAACTCTTTTACTTGCGTTGGTTGTTTTAAATCGGCAGCCTGTGATGCTTTTACTATATATGATTTATTCTGCATACCCTCTACTATTTTAGTCTCAATAGGGTCTTGTACTTTTTCTACTTTATTTTCTTTTTTAGAATCATTATACATTTTCTCATCACCAGCTCCATCCCAACTTCTTTCTCTCCACCACGATGTAACAATATATTTTTTACCTTCATCTACAGTGACACCCTCGTGCATGTATTGCTCTTGCAATTCACCATCTTTCATATTCTCCCACCATAAAGCTTTACCTACATCTGGATATATTGTTTTTTTAAGTTTTGGAAAATGTGTACCTCCTCCTTTGTATCCTACATTTAAGTATATCATAAATGTATGCGTTCTATTTCCTGATGCTTTGCAGTGCATATCATAGGCAGGCCCACTAAAAAAATCATTATGTGGTTTAAAATATTGTCCAGGCTCATATAACTGTCCTTGTAATGCTTCACCTTTATTTACATCAATACCAAGTGTGTCTGCAATCTTTTGTTTTATATTCCAAACTAAACCACTTTGAGAATCTAAATTTGATGTGCTTGATGTTCTGTGGTCTGTAACATCACTTCTGTCAGTGCCTCCAACAACTACAGAAGAGCGTGAATGATTGGCGTCAATCATAGTTATTAACTGCTGACACTCGTCAGGAGTTAGAAAGTTGTTTATTTCTTGCATTAGATTTAATTAAATTTTAATAAAGTTAGTAATTATTATGAGAAAGTAAAAACTATGGGCAATTAGTTACTGTACAAGAAGTTGTAAATGCTGAGCCATCCCAATATCTAGTGAAGCTACCATTTGTATAATATCCTGGTAATGCTAATCTATCACAACTACTTGTTCTATCAAGTCTTGTAGCTGTACACCAGTCTGTAGTGTTCATAAAGAATCCAAGAGAAGTATTACATGTCCAACCAGTATCACTTGCAAATGGCCCTTCTAATGAAATTGCATTACATGATGCCACTGGTGCAGGCGTTGGAGCTGGCGTAGGCGATGGCGTTGGACTAGGAGCTGGCGTAGGCGCAGGTGCTGGAGTAGGCACTGTTGCATTACACGTTGCACAATCAGAGTGAGTTGAGACTGGTACGTTTGAGTTTACTATACCTGCTGCATCTTGAACTTCATAACAAACTCCATCTGACATTTTTACTGAACTACCAGGCGATAAGATTGAAGTAGAAGCTACTTCTGTAAATCCAGTTCCACTACCATCACAGTTTTCAATTAGATAATAGTATGTTGAAACCACTGGTGCTGGAGTCGGTGATGGTGTAGGAGTCGGTGCAACTGTTGGTACAGGTACAGGAATAGGTGATGGTGCAGGCGTTGGAGCTCCACAACCAGATAATCCACCACAATTAGAGCTTGCAGAATCAAACACTCCTTGACAGTTGTGGAATCCTGGACTAGCATCTGTTATTTCGTAACATTGTGTTGTGTCAAATGTTGGACATCCACCTGTTGTACCACCTGAACTAAACTTAATACCTAACCCTACAACTAAACCACTTGCTCCTATCACTTCAACGTAATAAGTTGGGCTTGTAGTACCACACGCTACTACTCCAATTTTCTGCGTAGCTACTGGAGCAGGTGTTGGACTAGGGCTTGGAGATGGGGATATAGAACAATTTACTATTGCTTGTACTTCTCCAGTTGACAATATTAATAGTGCGTAATCCGAAGATGCTTGACCTTGTACGTTTGATACCCCATACCATTGTAGACCACCATTAAATGGTGTAGAAAGTGATGAGTTAGCGTACATTATATCTCCTGTTTGAATCAATGATACATTAGCTCTACTTGTAAATATGTATGCTGGAGTTGATGCAGCACACGCAAGTGTGTCAGAACTTAATCCATTACCTGCAAATCCAGATACAAATTTTCTATTAGCACTTTCACAATCAAAACAATTAGTGTGACTAGTTAAAGATTCTACACTTACTGTTGATGTTGCTGTTGTTGTTGCAGTATAGTTGAAACATAAATCATTACCGCTTACATTGTATTCTACAACATTAGGCCAGCTAGATGTAGTTAATTTTCTGAATACTTGAGTTGTACTCGTGTAACACTCTGTATAAGTTGCATAATCATATATTGGTGTTGGTACACATCCACCACAACTACTATAAGCTGTGTTAACAGTAACAGTTGAATTGAATGTTGAAGCAGCATTATCAATTATTTCCCAACAAGTTGAACCAGTAAACTCTGGGTTTGGCCCTGCTGCAGCTCCTGTTATTTCTATAGCTTGTGAATTTAAGTATCCTGATGTTCCACTAATTCTTACTAGATATGTTGGACTTGTAGTACCACACTGTCTTATTTCAACATCTTGTGTTGAAACCGGCGCTGGTGTAGGTGTTATAGGGACAGGAGTTGGAGCACAATTAACTGTTGCATCAACCACACCTAAAGAGTTAATTAATAAAGCATAACCACCATCTAAATCTGGATAATGACCGTTTACATTAGTTACACCATAAAAGTTTAATCCACCATTCCAAATATTTGTTAATCCAGCATTTGTATAAATAGTGTCTCCAGTTTGTATTGAAGCCACATTAGGTCTTGATGTGTACATACTATTAGTAGCTTGTGCAGCACATGCAGTTGTTGAATTACCAACTCCATTTCCTACTGTATATGTAGAGAATATTTGAGTTGATGCCACTGGTGCGGGCGTTGGTATAGGAACTGGACTAGGAGTTGGTGATGGTGTAGGAGTTATACAAGATGCACAATCTGCAAAAGTTGGCAGTCCTGCTGCATCTACTAAAGAAGTTGAAGCAGTTGCTCCTGTATTTTCCCAACATTTACCATCATAAACAAGTACATTAGGGAATGTTCCACCAGATACAAGTCTAAATATTTGTGTGTTTGTTCCGCTACATTCTGTATATTCTCTGTAATCATAAGTTACAACTGGCGCAGGTGTTGGACTAGGACTAGGTGTTGGACTAGGACTAGGTGTTGGACTAGGTGTTACTGTTGGCGCAGGTGTTGGTATAGGGCTTGGCGATGGTGATAAACAATTTGGACATTGTTGCTCTGCATATAAAATACCTGCAGCTTGTTGTCTTACAATTGTTTGGTCTGAATACCATCCATCAGGAGCAAAAGTCGATAGTGCCGCATCAGTATATAATGCAGTTGCAGTTGAAAAACTTGCTGAACTATAATAATATGTTCCTGTTGTTGCCGGCATTTATAATTTTACAAAGTTAACCATTTATACTGAACATCTTGAATCTCCACATCCTGCTACTACAAATGTTACCTCTCCATTTGTTCCTGTTCCACCTGTTGCGTATAATGAAGCACATCCTATCACTGTTCCTCCGCTTGTATACTGAACTTCATTTCCAACTACTATTCCAAGAGTAGTGTTTGCTTTTAAATAAACAGCTTGTAAACTTACACAATCAATACCAATAAAATAATCATACGTTGGTATAGCTGGTGCAGGCGTAGGTGATGGACTTGGTGTTGGTGTTGGACTAAATGTACAATCACAACAAGCTTCAAAATAACTTCCAGAAGAAAAACATAATTCTTGTCCTATAGAATTTCTTAAATCATATATTAAATATAATTTATCACCACCAGCTGGCAGAGTAAAGTCAGCAGTATATAAGTTTGGAGCTCCTGTTGTTATAATTGGAGTTGCTTGAACTGATGCTGCTAATAATATATTAATGTCAGTTGAATTGTTCTCATATAGTGCGTCTGTTCTTAAATATCTAAATTCATTTTCTGTAGGGTCAAACTGGAAATTATCAAAGTTTATTTTATTACTTCTCATTGTAATAATAGCTCCATCTTGAGGTATTACGTTTGCACCCTGTCCTCCTTCAAGTTCTCTATACTGAGAGACAATAGGGTCATTAGGACTATTAATAAATGTTACTAAGTCAGATTGTGTTGGCGATATAACTGTTCCTTTTGACCAGAAAAATTCAGTGTGAGTAAACTGACCTGCATTTGCATTTGTTGATAAGGTTATACTGTATACATTAAATAATTCTGGGCCTGGACATTTAACTGTTATTTGTATAGTATCATCAACTGCTGCGTCTGTACTTACTATTAAAACTACTTCCGTTGGAACGGAGTTTGGTTTACTAAAAGATAAAGTTCCGCTTTGATAAACCACACCAGTGGTGTAAGTTACTCCGTCATAAATAGCTTGTACGGTGTATCCTGTACCAGATACTTGACCTTCAGTTTCAATATCATCACCTCCTTCAGTTATTATTTGTTGCTCCGTTGCTTCTGTTACAATTAAATCAGAGTTTTCAAAAGGTATTACATAATCTATATAAACAGTTCCAACTTCTTGTTTTATATCAACACAATAAACAAACTCTTGTCCTGCAACTACAGTAATATTTTTTGTAACACCACAAGCTAAACATAATTCTGTTTCTGGTTTAATTATCGTATTAGAAGTAAAAACATATTCGTGCATGTATGGGTCATAACCACCAAGCTTTTGAGTAGCTGAAGCATCAGCAAATAAATCTCTAAACCAACTTCTCATTCCTTGATTAGAAATAACAGTTAGTATTTCATTTTGGGCTGAGCTTCCAGTTAATTTTACAATTACATTTCTTTTGGCATCAGAAAAGTATTTGTTTTCACCAAACTCTGCAAAACTTTCAGGGTGATTACTTATACCATAATCTTCTATACGAGCTATCTGCGTTCCTAATACTTCAGGAACAGATGTAACTGCACCACCACCAGTAGAATCTGATAATAAGTTTTTGCCTGCAAGAACATAAGATATTTTATCTTCTTGTAAAACAAGTATATCCGTTTCTCTTGCAAATAATATCTCTACATCACCATAAGTTTCTTCAAGAGCTTTAAAGTTTAATAAACCTAAATTAAACTCGTTTAATCTGTTTACATTTGACTCATCATTATAAACACCACTGTATGTCAAATCAGCAAATCTATGCGCTGCTTTATATTCTTCATTAGAAGTAGTAAATATTCTATTACCTAAATTAAACGCTGGTTCTTTTATTGAATCTCTAACCCTATAACTTTCAACTCCGTTTCCAAAAGTAAAACAGTTTGCAAATCCTGTATTTATAATAGCAGGCTGAGTAACTACTCCAGATGAATCTTTTACTTGATTCTGAACGTTACCTAAATGCAAATCTCCATTTATGTCAAAAGATTCACTATTTTCATACCAAACATCAGGTAGAGCGTCTACTGGTTCAGTTTCAAATACATATATAGAATCAGTTCTGTAAACAGTAAATGAGACTTGAACTTCAGAACGTTTATTAGTTGAGCTTCCACAAGCCCTTCCTCCATTTATAAGTAAATAAATTAAATTATTTCCATTAGGGTCTTGATTAGCTGTATCTTCATACATTCTAAAATAAAAAGTTTCTTCAGGGTCACTAGCTGTAGGGCCAAATAAGTTAGCATCTGCTATTTGTGATTTACTTTTTTTATCTGACGTGTAAACATTAACAGCTCCAAGAGGCGGAGCAGCCACTGAATTTGTAGTCGTAATATATTGAGTGTCGATAACTACTGAACCAGTAGTGTCTTCGACACCTTCATCTAAAGTTTGGTCTACGTTATCACCATTAAACCAATCAATCATATTAGTATAACTTCTTGAAGAAGTAAAGTTTTTTTCTAAAACATAATTCTGCCTTTGACAAGTAGGGCCAACAGTTGCTGAGCCTCCGTTTCTTTGAAACTCAATACGCATTGTAATTCTTGTTCCTACTGGAACGTCATACACATCATAAACTGGAAGAGAACCAGATTGGTTAGTGGCTGTAAAAAACGGGAACGCTACAACTGGATAGAATGTGTCATCTTTACATATCGCTTTTTTTTCAGGAACAGAGACAATAGCATTATTAGATTCTACAGCCGAAAAATTAGAAGCGTTAATTTTCATATATACTCCAGCAAACACTTCTATTTCATTTCCAGCAGCATCAAACACATCAATAAAGCCTGCAGTTTTCGCTTCTTTTTCTAAAACTGTAGCAATGGCACATTTATTCATTGGGCCTCTTGCATCTGCTTTTACAATTAATTTATCCCCAGACTCAACCTTATTAGCATTTTCTCCGTCAAGTAAAAAATAACTAGCTCCAGTTCCCGAATCTCTATATACTATATTACTATATATAGTTTGATAATCTGTTGCTGTTGGTTTTATAACAAATTTATATTTTGTTGCCCAATAAGGCGCTATTTGTTCAGGAGCAATACTTACTTGAATATAATTTCTTGACGTTGATAAATTACATGGAAGATTCACACTATTTAATTCACTTACTTGAGCTGTAGAAGCTCTGTTGTAATCATCCATATACACCATTCCTATCTCATACCCTCTGTTACTATGTAGACTTCTTGCTGTAGCAGATGATTGAAAAGTAACAGTTGCATCAGTAATTCTATTATATGTAAATAAATAAGCTAAAGCAACTGGGTCATAATAAACAGCAGCTAAAATTTGAAGACCAAATGTATTACTTCCAATTGAGTAATTTGTTCTAATAATTGGCTCACCCACAGCTCCAGCTGCAGGCACTGGCGTTGCACTTGACACACCTGTTTGGTTTAATTGTGTATAATTAGAATCAAAAGATTGAGGTAAAGCTAAATTAAATACATCAGTTAATGTGTTTCCATTTTCTGCGTTGGAAACAGCTTGTATAGATGTTGGGCTACCTACTTTGTCGTAAAAGTCTGTGCTATTTACTAAATCATAAACAGTGTCATAATCTTGTTGCAAAGTATAAGTCCAGTTAACATAATAATTTTGATTTCCTGGTGTAGCTGCTGGGCCTCCTCCTGTTACAACTGAACTGCTGTATTCAAATCCAAATGAAAAAGTAAGCGATGAACCAGCTTTTAACTTAGAACCACTTGAAGTAATTAATGAACTTAAATCAATCATCATATTACTGTCATCAATATTTACAGGCGGGGGAGTGCTAGGAGTAGAACTTAAATCTATAGAATAATAACCTTTCGAAATATTAACAGGCAGATTAGATAAATTTATTTCTTCTGATTTTAAAGTTGCAGTAAAATCAAATTTAACATTACCTCCGTCAGCTGTAACAAAATCATATCCTTCTGTATAATTACCATACACTAATCTATTACCCATTAAAGTTTGAGCTTTAGCAAGCTGTGGAACATTGTCATATAATCTTAAAATTTCTGAATCAGGTAAAACACTAAATATTTTTCTTTTAGTAAAAGTGGTTTGTTGTTCTTGATTTACACCATATTGAGCTCTACTTATTGTTTTTATAATTTTAATTACATTAGAATCTGCTTCTTTAAATAAAATTTGTATATCAGTTACTTTAGAGCTACCAGTATTAAAATATATAGTTACAGCATTATCTTCATTTAACATACCCTCATTTAAATAACTATTCACGCTAAAATCAAAACCACCTGGAGTAAATGCTGGTTCAGTAAACTGAGATATTGCAGAATATTCATTATTTTCATATTTATATCTGTAAGCAAAACAAATAAATTTATCTTCTAAATAAGCGTCAGTTTGGCCAGGGGCATAATAAGTTTCAATCCTTGGCGCACTAGTCGGAGGTTTTTTAATAACTAATATATCATCCTGGTTAAAACCATCTGTCAAAATTCCTGGTTGTGGGTCACCATAATTTTCATTGATATTAATTACTCTTGGTGGGTTTGTATTATCAGTAAAAAATAAAAGGTTTTCAATCTTATCTACACCTGTAATTAAAAAGTTTGGATTAAAATTTAAAGTAGTGTTTATACCATTTCCGTCATCTATACTTATAACATGATATATAAGTTCTCCTGTCTCTACATCATAAGAAACAATCATATCTAACTTACCAGTCGCTCCTTGAGTAAACGCAGGGTCGTGTACAAACCAATAAATTACAAGCTGTGCTCCATCTTGAAATGCCCCAATACATTTTGCTTGAGAACTAAGTTTTGTTCCATCAACATACTGAAGCTCTGTTAATGGAATGTTTCCTTTTGAATTTTCAACAGCACCTATTTCTGATTCTTCCGTAGAACCAAGTCTTACATTCAAAGCATCTACATACTCTCCATTCGGGACAAGCCTTTCATCAAGGCTTTTATTCATACGGCCCGCTATAAAATTTCTTTGAATGTTTGCCATTTTATTTTAGCCACTTATTCTCACCTCTAAGATTCATAAGCAATCTTGATGGGTGAATGTTACTTAATCTGATTTTAGCATTTCTTAATAAAGCTTGTTTGTTTTTTCTTGCTCTATTAACAATATACTCTTGCACTCCAAATTTACTATTTAAAATAGCATATTGTATGTAAGCGTATATATAATCTTCGAATAATTTATTTACACTTATTTGTGTGTCATCTCCGTTTTCCATTCCATCAGAGATATACTGCAATACACATTGCTGATTTGCCATTGTAGAATCAAAATTAATAACACCAGCTTTTTTATCAATAGTAAACGTAGGATTTATATTAGCTGTTTCTGTATTTAAACCATATCTTGCTCCTATTCTGTAATTATATAAGTCATTATCATAATAATACGCATTAGGATTCACATTTTCATCACTCTCATCATTTAAATAAATACTTTTCAGTGAACCATCTTTTCTTTCTGTATCAAGAGTTGATTCTTTTATTGTTGCATTATTATCAGCATCATAAGTAAAGGTAGATGTTGCTGATTGTACAAAAGAAGTTGCAGATTGTACTTGAATATTTTCAGTAAGCTCTCTTAATACTTTATCTTTTAAAAGATATAACTTTACCCAGTTTACATAATCAGGTGGTAATACAAACCTTAAGTCATCATATACTGTAAGCTCTAATGCTTTGATTTGTTTAAATGCGTCATAATTTAACTCTTGAATACCACGTTTAGCGTGAAATAAAATCTTATATCTGTTTGTATTGTTAATCAACTCATGGTTTCCAGCATACATTAACTGAAAATTATTAACTATATCTGATAAACTAACATACTGATATGACCCCCAATTTGCATCTGTTGGATTTACACCATCGTTTGTATAATATTTTTTTTGATTTATATATGCCATAATTATATATTAGATTGATTTTGTTGTTGCTCTTCTATTTGTCCAAACTGAAATACATCAGCTTCTCTTATCGATATGCCTGCATACTGTAATATCTTTGCTACTAAATTATTTGCATCATCAATTGGTAATTCAAAATCCTGATAATCATTTTGTGTCTGGTCAAACAGCGGCTCTCCTCCATAAAGGGTAACATAAGTCCACTTAGGGTCTCTAGGGTATCTTATGTATTGTGCTTGCACATCGTTTGCTCCACTAAATGTATTTGGAAAAATTGTAATTTCATCAGCTTCTTGCGTATACGCAGGAAACAAAGTTGATGGTGAAGTTAACAAAGAACTGTTCAGCATAGTTATTTTACTATGTGTTACTTTTTCTGCTTCACCTTTAAGTGTACCTCCAGAAAAACATAACACTTTATTAAGTAAATAATAATCCGAGCCAGTTGTAGATTGTGATGGTAAGAAAAATACGTTTTGAGTTTTTTGTGTTAAAAAAGATGTAACTGAAAATGTATCAATAACTTCTTCGTATCCTTTCTTTAAATCAGCATATCCCGTTCCAGACACTCTTGCATTTTCTTCATTTATCTGAGTGTTATATCTTATAAAATATTCATCGAATAAATCTAGTTGCGCTTGTTTTGCAAATAAGTTAAAATCACTAGGGGATATATACCCATAGTTATTTTTATTTATAATTGCAAGTACAGTATTTCTTACAGAATTTATCATTTGAAAATGTTTCTACAAAGATACATAAAATAAAAAAGCACCTAGGATTTAGGTGCTTTCTCGCTGTCGATAGTAAAGGAAGGATTAAACTGTTCCTATAGCGATACTAGTAAATACTAGTCCACCATCTTTCGATACTGGTACTGCTGCATTTGTCCAAGAAGTTTCTGCTGCTGTTACAAGAGCTGCATTTACATTCTCACCAAATCCTGAAGTTAATCCAGTTCCAGTAACCGTTAATTTGTGTGTACCATTACTTAAATAAATATCTCCCGCAGTTGAACTTGCAGTTTCTGCGTAAAGAATTTGGTCTGTATTAATGTGTACATTACCGTCATTTGCTGTATCTAATGTTATATATTTTGGCATCGTTAAAAAATTTATGCGTTAAACAAAGTACAAAGTTAAGAATTTTTTGCAAGCGTTTTTAAGTGCTTGTAAGATTCAAGGCCTTCGTCACTTTGAAAGAATGATGCAATGATAAACATAGGGTCTTCTCCGTATGGAATATTACACATTTTCTTTTTATTAGATGGAGTGTTATACCATACCTCTTTGTTTTTGTTTCTTAGCTGCAACAAGTTCTTATCAATCATTGTCTGAATTGTTGCATTTAATTTAAGCATAGGGTCTTTTAATAACATCAAGAATCCTTTAGGGTCTCTTTTTGCAAACACTAAAATATCTCTTCTAAGCTCTGCTGTACTCACGGTAGTAACATCTCTTTGAAATAATACTCTAGCTACGTTTTCAACTTGTTCTACATCAAGCTGTCTTGCTTCAATAAGAGCATCGACTTCTGCGTTTAAGTTGTCCACTAAATCTTGAGCTTCTTTTTTCTTGTTTATCTCTGTAAATATTGTTCCGTTACCAGGATGATAACTTAAAAACTTTTGTAATACTTGATTTGTTCTAGGAACAAATAAAAAACCATCTTCAAATACGATAGGCTCAAGTATAGCGTTATCATCTTGTTCATCTTGAAAAGGAGAGTTTTGGTTTCTTGCATATCTCAGAGGTCTATTTACTCCTGTGTCTTCATCAAAATATAGTAAAGGCACACGATTAGTATGTCTTGATGCTAATATTAATGATAAGGGAGCTACCTCTCTTGTGAGTTTGTATGCTTTATCTTCTAAATTTAATTTAGGTTTTGTGGATTTTACTTTAACAGTATCCACTTTTTTTGTGGAAGTTTTATCTTTTTTCATTTGATTTAATTTAATTTAAAATTTAAAAAAGGGGCGTATTGCTACACCCCTTTGAATTAATTATTACTGATTGAATATAAAGAAGTTGTTTGCACCTAGTGTACATACAGCTCTTTCACTCAAGAAGTTTACTTGCATGTTATCGATATCGTTAGTCGCAGCACCACCAGCAGAACCAGTAATCCACGTCTTATATCTTCTGTCTTCAGTTTCTGAAGCTCTATATCTTACATGTAAGAAAGGTCTTTTAGCGTTCTTACCAAGAATTTGGTCGTATACGCTAGTTGAACCTGCTGGTACTAGTAAACCATTTACTTTACCTGAACCAGTATTTGTTGGTAAATCCCCTCTCATTGTAGGGTCGTTTAGGTATTTCC